AAGGTTGCCCAATTTGCGGAAGGCAACAAGCGGTGTTAGTAGGTTGGTTCTCGAAAGCTCCGGGCGAATTATTCAAGCAAGTAGAAACAGCTTGCAGTTATCGGAATAATTAAAATAGTCTGAACAAGACAAAATTGGAAGTATGGTGTAAATTTTAAAACAAAGCAACAGTGAATATTGGAAGAAATGATATTGATTGGAGAAATCTGTCACATGATGAAATTGATAGAATTATAGCGGAAAGGATAGAGGCTGACGATAGACGGATAGAAGCAAGCGGTGGAAAGAAACCTAAAAGAGTCGGATATATTCTTGAACGTATTGCAGAAATAAACAATTTGCGTGAAGCGGACAGAGAGGCACAAGATGGGAAGGTTAAGAAAAATCGTTTTATCAGGCGGCATAATCTTCACCCAGAAGAAGACCTCCGAGCTTTGCAGTTGATGATTCTGACATTGGATTTTCCGGCACCGGATTATAGCGTGATGAAGGTAAGAAGTGATGCTGGAAAAGTCCGAGATATTGTCAAACAGAAATATTTCCCGTGGCGTATATTGCATCATGCGATTATGAGGGTGATTGGAGAAGATATTTATAAAAGTCTGATTTATGATACGAGTGCATGTATTAAGGGAAAAGGACTTCATTTTGGAGTAAGGAGAATGAAAAGTTTCCTTCGCCGGTACCCGGAATGCAAATGGTTCGTAAAAACTGATTTTAAAAAGTTTTATCAAAGTATTCTTCATGAGCTTATTGTTGCTGCATTGAGAAGGAAATTTAAAGATGAACGATTTATTAAACTGATTGAGATAGCTGTTTTATCGTATGACAGCGGAACGGAGTTAATTGACGTATTGGAGAATGAAGTTGAACGGAAAAAGAGGTGTTCCAATTGGAGCATTTACAAGTCAACCTATCGGCAATTTTGCGGCAAGTCGGATAGATCATACAATGAAGGAGAAATATCATGTCAAATGCCTGCATAGATATTGCGATGATAATGTTATGCTGGCTCGTTCTAAGGCAGAAGCATTATTTCTCATTCGTGCGTATGAACGGGAAAGTGCAAAAGTCGGATTGGTAGTCAAAGCTAACAGCTGTATCGCTCCGATAGGAACAGAAACAAAGAATGGGAACAAAAAGCGTAGAAAGCGAAAACGTAGTAAGAGGAAGAAGGATTAACTTTTTGGGCTATTGCTTCACGAAAGATAATGTTCGGATGCGCAAAAGTATGAAAAAGAATTTTGCCCGAAAGGTGAAACGGATAAAAAGCCGGAAACGTAACCGCGAGATACGAGCTTCATACTGGGGCTGGTGCAAGTGGGGAGATTGTAAGAATTTATGGAGAACAATAACAAATAATGATATGAGTTTTGCAGATAAAGGTATCAAACAGAGTGGTAGAACGAAGGATGGAAAGAAGTTCTTCGATGTAAAAGAAACAAGATTGATGGATATTCTCAATGTCCCTATAACAGTAGTGGACTTTGAAACGAATGTGAAGACAAAGCAAGGTGAAGGAAGATATTGTGTTCTTTTTGAACAGAACGGACAACGTAGCAAATTCATAACGAACTGTTACAACCTGAAAGATGTGTTGGATCAGGCTCGCGAAGCGGAGAATAACGGTCAAAAGATTTTTCCAGTGGAAAATGTGATTGTCAAGCGGCGTTCGTTAGGTGACGGGAAGAGTGCTTATTATTTTGAAGAATAATTATAAAAATGGAGGTAATTTATGAAAAGTTATGGAACTCTTGTAGGAGAACTGCCGACTGGTATTGAATTTGTACTTGAAGGTGCGTTGCTACGCATTTACTTTGACTTTGAGAGAAGAGAAGCTGTTCAAAAGGCCGGTTCGGAAGATGTGGTGGTTGAAGACCAGTATGTCTGTGAAAATGTGGATGTTGAAGGGGAACATGATTATGACAGCATTGTAAGCGCCATTATCATGGAACGTTATGATGCAAACAAACGTGATGCCATTTTTGCCAATTTGGAAATGGCACGTGATACAACTTCGGAACTTGACGAAGATAAGCGTGCCGAGTATCTGAAAGAATATACTGATTATCAGAACTATCGTATCAAGGCTAAAGAGATCGCAAAAGAAGTATTGGCAAAATTGAAGTAATCCGGTATGGAGGCACAAGGGCATATATTAATACGAAGAAAGGCCAAAAATGGAATTGACGGTACTAATGGGGAACCGGGGAAAAACGGGCTGCAGGGCTGTATTCTCCGGCAATCCGAATGGGCTAAAGGCATAGAGTATCGCAATGACGAGGCTTTGACTTCCGGTACCCGGTACTTGGATATTGCTATTGTGACTACCGGTGCCAATACGTTTAACGCGTATAAATGTCTGAAAACTCATACGTCCAGTGATTCCATTCCAGTAACAAATACAACTTATTGGCAGAAGTTTAATTCTTTGGTACCGGTGTACACTCCGCTTATCATGGCTCAAAACGCTATTCTTCGATTTATGCAGGGTAATCAGCTTTTGATTATGAAATCTGACAACACAACGGTTGCGGCAGGGCTTGTTGGTGGCGACTATCCGCTATGGATTGGAGCTACAACACCGACTGATGCACCATATAAAGTAAGTATAGCAGGGAAACTTTATGCTACTGGTGCGGTCATTTCAGGTGACAGCACTTTTGAAGGTACATTGAAAGGTGTGTCAGGCTCTTTTACAAGACTGAATTGCGTAAATGATGCTGGTAATGCGGTTGGGGGAATCAGTTTTGGAAGTGATGGAAGGATGTGGTTTGATGGTGATATGTATCATCAAGGAACTAAAGACAGCCGATCATTACGCTTCTACACTTCTGACTTATGGTGTAGAGGTGTGTTTGGCGCAAGAGAAAGAAGCATTATGGTAGTTTATGGCTCCTATGCCTATGTGTACACAAAAGGGGCTGATAAAGCCGGTACTTATATTCCTTTGACTTTCGGGACTTCTTCAAATAATGAAACTTATTATATAGTTCCTTGCTATTCGCCAAGATACGATTATAACGGCGAGACATCGGGCTTTCCAGTCGATACGGTCATATTCAGAATAACGTCAAGCGCGACCTACCGTTATCTTTTGAGTCTCGCCGTTACCCAAAGGATATTCTTGGTTAATGCAAATGACAATTATAATAATGTTCAGGTATATGCGAATGGAACAAAGCAAACGTTGAATGGCGGTTCTATGCACCATTGTATGCAATTGGCAGATTTTATGTATCCGTCACCGAACTCTGACTGGTTGGGAAGAGGTCTGATGTTTGGTGCTTCAAACGACAATGATTGGAAGTGATTATGAAAAGGATAAATTTTGAAAGAATTGAGGTTTTTGTTGATATTGATAAGACAAGATGCTCCGTTGAGAACTACAAAAAGGATTTTGCAAATATCATTTATCAACTTGGTAGAGGAATAGAGGCTCATGCACTCGCATTTAAAATATTCAACTCCAATGGAGAGATTGAGTATAGCGATGAAGAGTGTAATATGATTCGGGAATATGCAAGTTTGTGTTCCCCGGCCTTTATTGATGCTATCGACAAATTGCTATTGGGATAATATAATAAACGCAAACACGAAAAGAATATGAACGACATTATCGAAGCATTCATTCACGACCATTTGTTTTTACATTTGGTTTTGATAGCAGTGAGTATGACAGCTATCATCATTGCAATGGGGATAGATTTTATTTCGGGGATTCAGAAGGCAAAACAGCGCGGAGAACTTCGTACCTCGAAAAAGTATAAAATGACAGCGACAAAAGCAAAGAAGTATTTTAATCCGTTTCTTACACTGGTTATGATTGATCTTATTTGTTGTATTGTCATTCCATTTCCGGTATTTGCTATGTTATGGGCTGTTTATTGTGTCTTCTGCGAGTTTAAATCAGTACGTGAGAAATCATGGGAAAAGGCCGAGCTTCGGAAAGCGGAAAAGACTATGAGTATAATCATTGAAAATAAGGATGATATAGCACGACTGGCCGCACAAATATTATTTGAAACACAAAAAGAAAAGGAGGATAAAAATGACACGGGGACTACGGAATAATAATCCGTTAAATATACGGAGAAATAATACGAAATGGCAGGGGTTGTCTGTAACACAGACAGATAAAAGTTTCTTTCAGTTTAAAACTATGGCATACGGTTATCGTGCTGCTTTTAAAACTCTTCAAACTTATATTCTTAATAAGTATGATACTGACAAAGACGGCACAGCCAATGAACTTGAAGATGTTATTATGCGATGGGCACCGCCATGTGAGAACAATACTGACGTGTATATTGCCACAGTCGAAAAGCGTTCAGGCATATCTCGTCATACAGTTCTGAACAGAAACAACCGGGAACAACTTATTGCGGTGGTGGCTGCAATGAGTTATGTTGAGAATGGTGTTCCTGCAAATATGGATGAGGTAAGGAAAGGTTGGGAGTTGATATAGGAAACAAACATATAAACATATACGAAGATATGGCAAACTTGAATTTTATTCTTAAAGAAGAGGATTGGTACGAAAGCCAACCAGTACAGTTATCTACTGGGAAATTTGCTATCAGTATCAATTTTGGAGATGCAGCAAACAATAGAGTTGTTGTATATAAAAGTTCTAATGGAAAGGATTATGTGCCTTACAAAACAGCACTTAGTGTCGGAGAGTTTTGTGATATGAATGTTGAAGGGTTGATAACCGGACAGTATGTTATGGTAGGATGTAATGAATTTCCTATTTCATCTTCATTTTTGGAGAGTTCTGATGGTGGCAGCTGTGCAAGTAAATCGGATCTTTTAGCGGAAAGCGGACGTGCTCAACTGGCAGAATCCCAACTGGAACAGTCCATAAATGCAGTGAAAACAGCATTGGATGAACTGGTTGGCACTGTTGATGCGACTACGGCCATTGATACCTTCAATGAAATTGAAACCTTCCTTGCAGGAGTAACCAATGAAAAAACTCTGACCGGAATGTTGGCTGTTACGGATGGAAAGGCTGTGACCGCACAAACAACGGCTGATGCTGCAAAAAGTACAGCTCAAAGTGCTCTTAGCAAAGCCACTGCCAATGAGACAAAGCTTAACACAATACCTGAAATGCCGGAGAATGACGGTAAGATATATGGGTTCTGTAATGGTGCATGGGTGGTTATTGCAGAAGTTGGTAAAAATGTATATACAGATTGATTATGAGGTGGAAGATAGGTATAGGAGTAATTTGGGTGTTACTCCTTGCGGCAACCTTTTCGATGTACCGGTTGTGGCAGGAAGAGAAAATGGAAAGTGCCCGACTTTCAGATAATATGAAAAGTCTCTGTACTGGACTTGAAGAATATAAGATTAGGGATAGTCTAAATGTGGTTGAAAACCATGTTTTGCGGCTTAACATTGAAGAATTGAAAGAGCTGCGGAATGCGGATGCAAAACTGATAAAAGATTTGAATCTGCGTCCTAAAGAAGTCGAATATATCACAACCACAAAAGTTGTCACTAAAGACAGTCTTGTATTTGTTCTGAAAGACAGCTGTTTCAATTATTCAGATAAATGGGTGGATTTTTATGCAAATATTCCTGACAGCACATTTACTTATGAAGTGAGAGACAGTCTTTCAAGTGCGATAAGCCGGATATATAAACACAAGTTCCTATGGTGGAGATGGGGTACAAAGGGATATAAACAAACGATAGTTAACCATAACCCACGAAGCAAAATAGTTTATAATGAAATCGTAAAGGTGGAACATTAATTAATAAGAAGGGAGCCGAAACACTCCCTTCTCCTTTTTCTTTAGAAAGGCAAATCGTCTTTTTGTTCCCCGAAATCCACTGGCGGTTGAGGTATGTTTTGTGAGGGTGCCGTGGTGGATGATGTCCCTTGATAATAGGTTTGGCGCTGTTGTGGCGCGGCGGTTTGTCCCGGGTTACGGAGTGTTGCTTTCCAGCAGGTAATGGAGTTAAACCATCTTCCCTGCCATTCATTCGCATTAATATCTATTTCAATATCAACATCTTGCCCAACGGCCAATCCAAAATTCTGAATATTACTATTCATTACTGAAAAGGCAACTTTCTTAGGGTATTGGCCGGGAATTTCCAAAACAAAGTCTTGTCTCTGCCAGTTATTGCCATTCTTTGATACACCCGATTGTATCGGTTGTGCCACGATGATTCTTCCTTCTAATTTCATAATCAGTTTATAAATAGTTAAACACTATATGTCCGTTTTTTTTAAGTTTACAAGCATAATCTAAAATTCGTTCTTTGGTACCGAAACTTTCATCATTTCACCAAATGCCAAACCTTTTGATCTGACATTAATAGCGAGAATCTCCCAATAAACTTTCGGATATTCCTATACGATATTTTGCCATTTTTATCCGTCTTTATCAGCAGGATTTAACTTGTCTGACTCATTAATTGCGCGGCTGATAATATCACAATCAGTAAGTTTTCGTTGTATGATAGCCATACCCCTTTTGCAATTATCGCTTTGATTGAGGTCACAGTACCCCCCCCTATATAAAATATCAGAAAGTTCATCCAGTACTTTAAATGCGTCAGTGAGCCGGAGATATGTTATTCCGGTTACTTCTTTATTATATGGACGGACTTCTTCTATCCGTTTGTCAAGGGATAGGCAAGCAAGCTCTGCCATACATCTTGTAAGTTCTACTTTGGCAAGTAAGGCACTGTTCTCAATTCGGCATTTATCAAACTCCATTTTAATGGAGTATTCCATTTTAAGCAGGTCAGGTTGCACTTCATCTGCAACATATTGGTTGGCATCAGCCATGAAAAAAGCCCGGTGTCCGGCTATTTTATTGATTTTCTTTTCATATTGAAGCGTCAACTGTTCCAGTTTATTTCCTTGCTGCTTTACGCGGAAACGACAAAGCCTTGATTTACGTAATTTACTTAACATTTCTACAATTAAGGAACAAACTATGTCATTAGTGAACAATATGTTATATATTGCTGCCAGTGTGATATTTTCAGCTTTTAACTTCTTGTCTTTTATATCACCTATTTTTCTTTCCA